TTTGAGCATTGGCACTATATTTAATGAATAACTCCGCCATGTCAATCCGCTCCAAAGCTCAACGAGTCGTTTGAAATTCGCAAAGCAGCCTATGAAGGCTCAGCTTTGGCCTTGTAAATGGTACAAGTTGCTCAAAGGAGGCCTTCTTGGATTCTGTCAAGGCCAACTATCCAAGAGATTTCATACTCTCCTATGAGTATTTCGCCAAGCCTGTTCACAGGCGACACAAATTTAAAAATTTCAAGTTGAAGTTGTCCGGTCCTCGGAATGGAACCTGTAACCGAATTTGCGCATTTTCTACACTTTGGCAATAGCGCTAAGCACACATTTTTTATTTGGCGAAAAAAAATTATTTTAGTGTCCTACTTAAACAACCAGTCGACCCATCTACAATACTCGAGAGGCTTTATGCCGCTTGCTTCCACCGATTTCCACAATTCATGCAAACTATGTAGGCAGTTCCGCTCTCGTCCGCCGAGCGAACCTGGAGAATACTGTGTTTAGTTTTCATACTTTTACATCTTCCACATTTAAATGCACCATCAGGAATTTCTTCTACATAATTCTCAATTAATTCCCTTTCACGTCGTATTTCCTCATCGTATGCGATGTACCTTTCCGGCATAAGGTCACGACTGGACGTCATAGTGTACACAAGGGTTTTTAAATCAAATTCCTTTGCCACGAGTAACCGGTGAATTAATGTAGTATTACCGACATAGCCTTTCGGATTCAAATTACAATAAAGATCACGTGACCGTTCCGCGTAAATTCTTCGGACTAATTGATTGGACCACACTATATGTCGTATACAGTGTAATGCTGACCGTGAAATAGTATAATTAAATATATGTTTTTCTAAATTAATTGCCAAAGCGCGAGCTTCTTGATTAATTTCCAAAGCGGACGCTACGTCAGCACCGCTTTCACTTTCGCTTTCGCTTTCGCTTTCGCTCTGGCTTTCGCTTTCTTTTTCGCGTTCGCTCTGGCTTTTACTTTCTCTTTCGCTCAAGTATTCCATAAACACTTTTCCGAACATTTTACGCACATTTTCACGTATTCTTTTTTTATGGAGTTCATATTTTTCTATAGTTTGTTGTAAAATTCTTTTTTCTTTTAATTGACACGCTTTGTCTTTGTCTTCCATTCTTTACTATAAATATGTGTATTAATTTTTTAAATAGACTAAGTCGAAAATAATAATGTCCCCATGCCTTTTCTTATAATATAAAAGTTATAATTAATAGCAAAGACATGGAGATACATATCAGGATTACCATTTTGTAAATTAAGATCTAGCACAGCGGAATCGATTGAACTGAAATTGAGTGATCCAGAAGGTTGAAATGATTCTGGCTGATGAGAAAATGGTAATAAATAAATATGTTTTGATGTTGTATAGCGATGGTACTGGTTTGATTGAACTAACCGCAGATATTTTTCATCTTTGCACTCCATTCTTTCTTTACCATCTATAAGGAGTCTAGCGGAAGATAAAAGAGGAGCAACCGGTGAACTTCCATATACACTGAAATTAAATAAATCATTATTCAAAATAGAATTTGTATCAATGAGGACAAACATAAGTTCTCTTGTAGGATGATTAAAATCTAAATAAGATTGATAATTGGTTAATCCATTGGGTATGATTTCAGTTTGATACTGCAATTGATTAATTAAAAACGTATGGTCACGATTTTTCATTTTATTTCTTTCCGAATCATCTAAATAAATGAAATCCACATTTAACTGAGCACTACTGACACTTTCAGTAGTTGGTGGGGTTGTGCCGTCATATACAATAAGATTATTAAAATCGTTCAGTTCAATTATAATTCGAATCCGGTGACCTCTTAACGCGATGAGTGGTAAACTTGATCCAAGGGATTCAGTAAACCAAAACGGTAGCGGAACATAGTAAGTTTGTTCAGAAGTGGCATTCGATTCCACTGCTTCAGTTGTTAAATATTTTCCTATAAGAGCATTTGAATTATCAGTTTGATTGACAGTAAGTTCATTTAAAAGTTCCATATATAATCCATATTTTTTATCCACAAGGTTCCCACCTATTTCAAAAGAGATATTTTTAATAATAGCATGGCCTATACTATTAGTATAACCGGCATAAGTTCCAGAAGTGGCGGTTAATGCCGGTAAAGTGATTTGGAAATACATTTTTGATAACATATCTCCTCTTTTTGGTAAATAACAACTAATGGTTTTACCAAAATTAATATGTTCATTAAAATGTACCGTTTCATTACTGATAGCAAAATTAGTGGATCTCTTGTAGATTTGATGAAAGAAAGAGAATTGTGGTTGTCCTGTTAAATATTTATCTTGAGTACCACGACATTTTAACTGAAGTACAGCGCCAGTCATATTTTTTTTCTTTTTATAATTTCCTTTTACAATAACTGTCGTAAAATAAAACCATACGTTTTGTCGTTGAAATGAATGTATTTTTTATCAAAAGTAATGGTAAAAGAAACGAAAGGGAAAAAAGAATGACTTCAATGCTAATTCAAGTCAATAATATAGAAGCATTAACAAAAGAAATTCTTGAATTTATTTTTGGAGATATATGGAGTGTGTATTTAACAGAAATTAATAAAGGCAGTGTATTTGAACCTAATATATATGTAAGCTATCAAATCAGTACAGTAGCAGTAGTACCAGTACCAGAAAAAGAAAAACAACTATAAAAACTTAGTCAGCCAAAATTTTTTGTAAACACCATTTCTTCATGTTTGTCTCGTTGGAACTGAGTTTGGCTCATTGAAGCTGGTTCGAAACCGGCTACTGGTCTTGGAAAATTTTGTCTGCTATTCTACTAATTCAAGTATCCTAGTATCTCTTTATGACTGCATAACCATGTCCAACCACGCTGTTTGAATCGATCGTGGTTGATGATGTATTCTTTGGGTAGGACTTTATGACCAATTTCACCGTTCTTCTTTGTGGAAATATTAAGTATTCGTGGACTGCTTTGGCGTCCACTTTATTACGATTAAATTAATTTTTAATTATACAATGGCTGAACCACCACTCTGGTTCTCCAGGTTCATCCTTGGATGGAGTCAGTACCAATTAAAGTCAAGCAAAACTCCATCCTTTTCCTTAAAGGGAGACGCTCCATATTAATTCTTTTGTGCAGCAACCGGATTTGAACCAGCAACTTAATTGAAAATTGATTGTCAATCAGGCCAAAGATGCAAATTTTTTTTCCTTCTGGCCTGGTTGAAATTTTTGTTTTGTAGCTTGTCTACCGTTTTGACAAGTACACTAACAAATTAATTAAACAAGGATTAATTATTTTTTTTCAGTCAAAATCAATCACAAATGATTTATACCTTTTAATACAAGTTCTTGTAGCAAATACGGAAGATATGGACTGCCTCTTCTTTTTCTTTTTTTCTTCTGTTCCATTTACTATTTTTTTGCTGCTTCCGTTACTGATACTACTTCCACTACTTCCACTACTACTACAGCTACCACCACTTCCATTACTCAATTTCATTTTCTTAAACTGTCTAAGGCAAGCAGCAGTGTCCTCTGTGTCTTCATTTTTACTTTTTTTTAATTTTTTAACTGGTAACAACAGGTTTTCGCTTTGGTGGCTGCTGTCACTTTTTTTAGTGTGAAGGTCTTCTTCATCATCTTTTTTTGGTAAGTCTTCTTTTATTTCCATTAAGTGATTACTCACATAATCAAGGACTTGGTTTTCTATAGCCCATTTGAAAAAATTCATTTGTCCTACTGTAGTCAACATTTCTATTTTTGGATTATCTGGATTTGAAATACTAAACCGGCTCTGTCTTCTAAACATATCAAAACATTTTTTTTGATAGGATGTCAATTGGTTCCTATAATCCAAAAAAACATTAAATTCTTTCGTTTTTCCGTTTGGGGTTTCAAAGGTATACACTATATCATTTTTTTCAGCATATTTAGATACAAACCATTCCAGGACTCTTAATGAGTATTCAGTTTTTTTATTAACGACATTATAAAAAATTTGAAAATTTTTTGTATCACTGAAAAAGGATAGCAAAGAATTTTTGATAAGAGTATCCTTATCTACTATGGATGGCATCCGTAACAGACTTTTTTTATTAGTACAAATGGTAAACGAATCTTTAAATTAGCAAATAAGCGCAGATTCGCGTTCCAGAATTTAAAAGAATATTCCATTAACTAATTTAATAAAACAAAGTAAAGTAAGTAGCAAATATGACTAGTATCCTAGCTATTAATGAAGATCTTGATTATAGTAAATTGTATTTAAAACCCCCTATGAAATCCAGTGGTAATTTAAAATATATGCTTTTCTTTTACAATAAACAAAAATTGGTTTTTCGTTTACCTAAACTAACTTTACCTTATGGAATTAATAGGTATGGTGATAATATGTATTTGGATTTCTCATTGAAAAATAATGATCAAATCTTATACAAATTACAAGAATTAGATGTGGAAATTGTGACTCTTATTCATAAAATGTTTCCTGAACATGCCATTGATGATATTATTAACAATTTTCAAAGTGGGGTAAAAATTCCTATGAATATGTCCTTTGCTCCAACTCTCCGTGTGAAATTAACTAGGGATAAATCCGGTGAGTATACATTTAGTTTATATTCGACTGAAAAGGACATAGATGGCAATTATAAATCGTATCATCCTACTTGTGACGATGAAGTTGCAGATATCCTTACTAAAAAATCTGAAGTTAGTTCATTGATTGAACTAGCTGGGGTTTGGTATAACGTTGCTGATAGGAAATTTGGAGTGACCTGGCGACTCGTACAAGCTAAAGTATTTACCATTAAAGCGCTTTTTAAGAAACCACCAGTGGTTCCAGAAGAAGAAGGTGAAGGTGAGTCAAGAGAAACGAATGGCTATGCTTTCCAAGACGACACCGATTCCGACTCATCTGACGATGGAAATGAAGCGTAAAACGAACTTTTTTTTGTTTGTTTATTTGTTTTGTTGTACAACTCATTCTTTTTTCCTCATACAAGATACAAGAAGTAAGACGAAAAATGAAAAAGTACTCTTTTAATTTTAAAAATGAAAAATCCTCATTAGAACTCCAAGAAATGTACCTTAAATTGCGTCGAAAATTATCTTCTTATCATATTCCTGTTATATGTGAAGGGGATTTCATTAAAGATGCTAATAAAGGTACCAATAAAGGTGATTTTTTAAAATATCTGGTATCACCTACATTAACAGTTGCTGAATTTATTTTTTTCATTAGGAAAAATTTACGCATTAAATCCAATGAAGGTCTATTTGTACTTTTTAATGGTGAATTCGCAGTTCCTGCTACAAGACAAATGACTGAAGTTTATGAAGAATATAAAGATCCTTCTGGATTCTTATATGTTGCCGTTATGAAAGAAAATGTTTTTGGGTAGAGGGGGTAGGTACTTATTTAAAAGACTCTTTTTTTTTCAAATAAAACTTTTTACCTTTACTTGAAAAAAAAATTTAGGAGATTTCTTAATTCACCC